AGCCATTTCGGCGTCTGTGGGTGGCCCGTGGATGACCCGCAACGAGGGCCGGGCGCTGTACAACCTGCCGGACTTGGACGAAGGCGAAGACCTGATCGTCCCCATGAACGTCACCGAAGGTGGCCTGGCCTCCCCGCGTGACACGGCCCCGGACAACCCGTCCAACCGCGAATCCAACGGGCTTCCATCCGGCCCGAAACCCGCCGGGAGCACATCGTGAAACACAAGGATGCCAGCGTCACCCTCACCGCCCCGGACGCCGAGTCTGGAACGTTCGAGGCCATCGTTTCGGTGTTCAACAACGTCGACCTGCAAGGCGACATCGTCCGGCCCGGAGCGTTCAAAGCGTCCATCGACGCGTGGGAGAAATCCGGCGACCGGATCCCCGTCTACTGGTCCCACCAGCTCGCGGACCCGACCATGAACATCGGCGAGGTTCTCGACATCGAGGAGTTGGACGGTGGCAGCAAAGCCATCCCCGACTGGGCCAACTCTTGGGTGAAGGAACACGGCGGGCTGTACGTGAAAGCCCAGCTTGATGACTTCGGCGTCGGTGCGCACGTGCGGCACCTGCTGAAGTCGCGGCGGGTGAAGCAGTTCTCGTACACCTACGACGTGAACAACGAGCAGAAGTCGAAGAACGGCTACAACGAGCTGTTGGACCTGCACGTGTACGAGGTCGGACCCACCCCGTTGGGGGCGAACCCGCTGACCGAACTGATCGGCGCGAAAAAAGCCCCTCCATCTACTGACGACCCACCGACGGATTCGTCCACGACTAGCCGCCCTTCCGGGGCGGTTTTTTTGTGCCGTCAGCGCGCCGAATATGCGGCCCTGATGGCCAACCTCTCCGACTGACCGCCAGGGTCACAAAGAAGAACAGGAAAACCATGCGCCCAAGCATCAAAACCGCGATCCTGGCGGAAGCCAACGCCGCCAAGGGCATCATCGACGTCGCCGAGAAGGAGGAGCGCGACCTCACCGACGTCGAACGGGACACCATCGACGCGCACATGAAAAAGGCCACCGAGCTGCAGCAGAACGCCGAGAAGGAGAAGGCGTTCCGCTCGCAGATGCTGGACCTGTCGAAGGGTCTGGGTATCGGCGAAACCCCCGACGAGTTGAAGGCCCGCCGCGACGAGCTGCCCCGCAAGGGCCGCAAGTCCGCGGGTCACGCCTTCGTGGACTCGCAGGAGTACAAGAGCCTGCTGTCGGGGGTGCCGAACGGGAACTTCTCGGAGAAGATGCGGGTCCAGTCGTCTCCGGTGGACTTCGCCCGAGGCATGAAGGATCTGTTCTTCTCGGGTGACCGGGAGGATTCGGCCGGCTTCCTGGTGGAGGACGACCGGCGTGGCCTGCTCGACCCGTTCTACGAGCGGCCCCTGTCGGTGCGGCAGCTGTTCTCTTCGGGTTCGACCACTAGCGACACCATTGACTATGTCCGGCTGGTTGCGGTGGACAACAACGCTGCGGTTGTTCCTGAGGCGCGGACCACTGACCCGGTCGGTGTGAACGGTGCTACCACTGTCACGGCGGGTGTGAAGCCGCAGTCGGGTTTCGAGTTCGACCGCGACTCGACCACCGTGAAGACCATCGCGCACTGGATTCCGATCACCAAGCGGGCCCTGTCCGACGCGGCGCAGATCCGCACCATGATCGACTCGTTCCTCCGCTACGGCCTCGAAGAGGCGTTGGAGGATGAGCTGCTCACCGGTGTCGGTACGGGCGAGCACTTCCTGGGCCTGTACAACACCCCCGGCATCCAGACGCAGGCCGCTCCGGCCGGTGCACAGGACAACCTCGACGTCACCCGCCTGGCCCGCACGAAGGTTCAGATCGGTGGCCGTGCCCGGCCCACCGCCTACGTCATGAACCCGCTGGACTGGCAGAACGTGGAGCTGCTGCGTAACGACACCGGCGACTTCTACGGCGGCGGCCCGTTCCAGCTCACCACCCCGCGCCTGTGGGGCCTGCCGGTCATCGAGTCGGAGGCCGTCACCCCCGGCACGGCGTGGTGTGCGGCGTGGAACTGGGGTGTCATCTACGACCGGGAGCAGGCATCCGTTCAGGCCACCGACAGCCACGCGGACTTCTTCGTTCGTAACCTCGTCGCGATCCTGGCTGAGATGCGTGCGGCGTTCGCGATCCTGCGCCCGTCCGCGTTCGTCAAGATCACCCTCGCAGTGTGAGCGACCTTCGGATGGGGCTCACCAACCCGGTGTGCCCCATCTGCGGGTTACCGGGCGCGGTTTGCGGCGATGACCACATGACCCGCCCACCCATTACAGCCAGTCTGATCAGAGGGGAACCACCCATGGCGGAGCAGCAGGAAATCAAGGAATACCACTACATGGTCGGCCACGTGGAGCACTCCGCGATGCTCACCGAGAAGATGGCGAAGCGCCTCAACGCCAAGCCCATCGGTGAGCCGCTGGACGAGACCGAAACCGGCAACGTCGAGAACAACGAGGCGCAGCGCATGTCCACTGCGAACCGTGACGCCGACGATACTGGTGTCACCGGCAACGAGGACGCCGCTACGAAGACCCGCAACGCCCGCAACAAGCGCGCGAGCTGATGCCAGCGCTCGCCAATCGCGGCGAGCTGGAAGCCCACCTGAACCGCACCTTCGACCCCGAGGACGAGGTTCGGGCCGACATGGCTTTGGACCTCGCCTCGGGTGCGGTGCGCGCCTACTGCGGGTGGGAACTCGCCCGCGAAGCAGTCACGTTCCAGGTGGATGGTGAGGGCGGCAACGTTCTCACCTTGCCCACGTTGGAACTCATCGACGTCCTCGAAATCCGTATCGCCGACGACGTCCAAACGTTGGGTCTACCACTCACCGACTATGGACGGATCACGTGGTGGCGTAAGGGCCAGCTTTACCGCCACGCCGGATGGCCCACCCACACCGTCATCGAAGTCGACGTCATTCACGGCTATGACCCGGTGCCAGACCTGATCAAGTTGGTCACGTTGGACATGGCCGCCCGGACGCTTTCCAATCCGGAGGGTCTGGTGTCGGCGACGACGGGTCAGGTCAGTAAGACGTGGGCGTCGTCCTCCACTCAGGCGTTGACGGCCCTGCATTTCCGCCTTCTCGACCGCTACCGAATCTAGGGAGCAACAATGCCCATCGCTAAAGAGGTTCTGCGGGTCGGGTTCACCGTTGTGGCGAACCCCGGCACCTACGTTACGAAAGAGGCCGTGAAGACGTACGGCTGGGAAAAGCTGGTGGACGACGGCCCCGATCAGGGCGGCGACAGCACCGACACCCGCGACGCGAAGGCGCCGAAGGGCCGGGCCCAGAAAGGCTCCTAATGTCGATTCCCCTGGCGACGACAAAGATCACCGTTCTGCGGTCCCCGGCGTCCAGCGACTTTGACGAGCCGTACTCCGGCGATTCCGATGCGCAACGTACTGCGTCGGCGGAGCACGTGCGGGCTGTCATCGACCGTCCGACCGGCTCTGCGGAAATCGCCGGGGGGCAGCAGAACGTCATCGACTACGGCCTGAAATGCGACCTGGTGGACCTGTCGTATCTGGACCACATCCGCGACGAGACCACCGGGCGCACGTTCCGGATCGTCTGGTTTTTGGCCTATCCGGAGCATGTGGAGGCGGGGATCCGCGATGTGGAAGGTGAGGTGTGATGGCTAACCGGCGGCTGAACTATCGGGCGTTGGCGCGTATCGAGCGCAAAGGCCAGCACCGCGCGAAACGCATCGCCGATTTCATTGTGAGTCAGATTTACCTTCTGGCGCCGTATGACTCCCGCGAGAAGTCGAACACTAAAGGTCCACACCTGCGGGATTCGTACTACGTGGAGCAGGATCCGAAGAGCGGCGACTTCCTCATCAAGTGCAAGCGCCGGTACTGGGCGTACGTGGAGTTCGGCACCAACCGTGTACCGGGCCGTCAGGATGCGCGCCCGCACGTGCGGCCCGCCATCGAAGCCGCGAGGAACCGGTTCGGATGATCCAATTCGCCGACACCGAACAAGTCCTCAAAGCCTGGCTACCCACCACAACGGTCGGGCCCCTCATCCGGCGCACCGACGGCGGGTACAGCGTCTTCATGGCGATGCCCGCCGCCTCGCCCCTACCGGCGGTGATCATCACGCAGATAGCGGGCGGCCCGGACGCTGCGAAGGATCTGCCACAGCAGACGGTTCGCGTGCAGTTCGACTGCTGGGGCAAATCCCGTCAACAGGCCGGCGACATTGCCCGCGCGTTGATGGCCGAACTGGAATGGGTGCCCCGCAACGGTGGTGCCATCGTCCAGGGCGCCTACCTGGGGGCCTGCGCGGTGCAGATGATGCGCTGGCTTCCCGACCCTGATTCCGACACCCCTAGATACATCGTGGATGCGTTGATCACCACGGTTCTGTAACCGCCGCCAACCCCAAGCCCACCCGCATTCGGGTGGGCTTTTTTCATGGAAGGAACACCCGTGGCTGACTTCAACGCCGCAGCCGTCCGGTTCGGTAAGCCGGGCAAGCTCTACATCGCACCGATTGTCGGAGTGGACGAACCCGCCACCGTTACTGAAGCATGGCCCGCCGGTTGGGTTCCGCTCGGCTACACCGACGAAGGTTCAGCCTTCAACTATGAGATTTCTACGGATAACGTCGAAGTCGCTGAAGAGCTGGACGTCCTCGCCCGCGTCACCACCGGCCGCGACGCCAGTGTCGAATTTGCGCTGGCGGAAATCACGTACAAGAACCTGATGATCGCATTCAACGGCGGCATTGTTCCCGACCTGGACACCGGTACCGCTTGGACGTTCGAGCCGCCGGACCTGGGCAACGAAACCCGCGTCATGATCGGCTGGGACGCCATGCCCAACGTGGCATCCAACGACCTTCGCATCATCTTCCGCCAGTGCCTCCAGGGCGGATCGATCGGCCTGGAGAACCGCAAGGGTGCCACCAAGTCGACCATTGCCGCGAACTTCCAGCTAGAGAAGCCGGTCACGGGCGAGAAGCTCCTGAAGATCATGGGCTCGGCCAACCTGAACCCGGCCGCGTAATAGATGGCAAAGGTCATCGCCGCAGCGGTAGGCGGAATCGTGGCAGGGGTAGCAGGCGTGATCGCCTGGTCGATGATTCTCGTCAAACGCGAACCGAAGTAAAGATAGGACTCCCGACACCAATGGTTACCCGCGATTTTGATGCCATGCTCGCCGAAAAGGCGGGAGGGCGCCCGACCTTCAAGGTTGGCGGGCAGGAATTCACGCTCCGTTCCCGGCTGCCGTACAAGAAATGGGTGAAGCTGCTGGCGGTCATGCGCGCCCCGGACATGGATGAAGACACCGCCAACGAGGTCTTCTTCAACACTGTCCTCGTGCGCGATGACCGTCAGCGTTTCCTCGATCTCCTCGACGGGGAGAGCGAAGACGACGAAGACTGCGTGGACGTTGCCCAGATGGACCAGCTCACCGACTGGATCATGGAGCATTTCACGGGGAAACTCCGGAACAGTTCCGCTGGCTCCTCGCCTGGCTCGAACGGAACTGGCCCATCGCCGAATGTCGTGTCCTTGCAGTCGAAGCAGCCGGCAAACGGCTGACCGCCCGCGAAGCGTGCAACGTTTTCTGGGAAGCGATGGTCACGGAAATGAGGGCCGTGCGAGCGGAACTCGACCACCGGCGGCACTTCACCGAGCCGAAGCAGCCGATCGAACTGACCCGTGACCACATTGACCAGTGGACGTCGCCACGCGAAGCGGAACCCCTCGAACTGGTCACCTCCCGCACTGCCGGGAATTTGAACACTGCCGCCGAGCATGACCTGATCGAAGTGGGGTGAGCCGATGCCGGACGATGAGAACGTCATCGAAGAAGATGTCGTCAAGATCTATCCGGATCTCTCTGGTTTCCGGCGTCGGCTCGAACGCGATCTTAAGAAGGAAATGTTCGGCGCCGGGGTGGAAGTCCCGGTCAAATTGGTGGAAGAGCAGGCTGGCCGCAACTTTGTGGCCAACCTGCGCGCCAAGTACGAACGTGAAAACGCGCGGGCGTTAAAGCGGGCAGCGGAACAAGCCCACGACGCGCAAATCCAGGCCGCCCGTGACCTGGTCCACCGCGCCGACCTGGAACGCAACGGTGCGAAAGCCACCGCGAAGGCCGAAGCTGACCGCCGTAAGGCCGTTGAGGACACTGCGAAGGCGCAGCGTGACGCCGGTGTAGACGCCGCGAAGAATCTGATGCGGCAGTCGGACCTTTCCCGCAAGGCTGCTGATGCGGAACGCGCACGGGCCGAAGAGCTGAAGAAAACCAACTTCGGCATCAAGCGGGCTGTTGAGGAACGGCAGCGCGCGGAGTTGGCTGCGAACGTCAAGCAGCAGCGTAAAGATGAAGAGTTCCGTAACTTCCAGGAACGCATCAACTCTGAGCTGTCGAAGATTGACCGGGACCGCGCCGACGACGAAATCCGCATCCGCGAGGAAACCCTTCAGCAGCACCGCCGCATCGAACGGGCCGCTGCGGGGCTGCGCACCTCTGTGCTCGCTGCGGTGGATAAGGCGGAGCGGGCCGAAACAGATGTGGTGCGGCGGGAGAACGGCAAGCGCACCGACGCGCGCCGCAAGAGCCTCACCGATTCCCTGTCCGGGCAGATGAAGAAGAACCCGGTCATCGACTTCGGCGGCCGGGGTATCCGCCCGATGAACCTGCTGTACGGCACGGTCATCGCCTTGTCTCCGGCGCTGCTGGCTCTGTCGTCTACGGCGTTGCAGGCGTCCACGTCGGTCGCTGCTCTCGGTTCGGCAGGCATCGGCGCGGCCCTCGGACTCGGGGGTGTACTGACCGCGTTCCAGGGGCTCGGCGATGTGCTGGCTCTGCGTAAGCAGGTCCAGAACGAGGCCCTGACTGCTGGGGCGAACGGGGCGAAGTCGGCGGCCGGTTTGGCGGCGAAAGCGGACCGGATCTCTGACGCTCTGGGCTCGTACCGCTCGGCCATGCGGGAAGAGAAAGACGCCGCTGCTGAGGTCCACAAAGCCCGCGTCGAAGCGGCCCGGGACTTGGAGAACCTGCGGCAGAAAGTGGTGTCGCTGAACAACGAGTACAGCAACAACAAGCTGTCTCTGCGGGAAGCGCAGGAGAACGAGCGGGCCACCAACCTCAACTTCTTCGCCACCGCCACCGAACGTCTCCGCGCCCGCCAGGACACGATGGACGCGAAGACCCGGCTGGGGGAGACCCGGCTGGAGCGGCGGCAGACGCAGCAGGACTTGCGGGAGTCGATCAAGAAAGGCGTCGCCAACGCCGACAAGGTAGTCAACGCCCAGGACTCCTACATTGATGCAAAACGGCGCCGTCAGCGCGCCGGACATGCGTTGCAGAACGCCCGCTCCGGCGCCGACGCGGCAGCGGTAGGGGCTACTTCGAGTGCCGCCGCTCAGCTTGAGCAGAAGCTGAAAGACATGGCTCCGGCGGCCCGCGACATCTACTACTGGTTCGTTCGCAACGAGGGCGTCCTGAAGCGGTTGCAGCGCGGCATCGCCCAAGATGTACTGCCGGGCTTCCACACGTTCCTGGAAGAGATCAGCAAGCCGGTGCGGGGACGCACCACCATGCAGGTCTTCGCCGACGCCATGGGTGAGATGGGCGCCATCGCCGGGAAGTACACGGGGCTGCTGGGGACGTTCATGCAGTCGCCGTTGTTCCGGGATTCGTTCGCCCGGATTCAGCAGAACAACGCCGCCGCGTTCGACCGCCTCGGGTCCGCCGGCCTGAAGTTCCTCGAACCGTTGATGCGGATTCTGGACAAGGCGTCGCCGCTGTTCCTGAAGATGGCACTCGCGCTGGAGTCCCTGTCGTACCGCTTCGCGAACTTCATCGAAAAGTCCGACAGGGATGGCTCCCTGGCGAAGTGGTTCGAAGACGCGTACGAGTCGGGCCGCAAGTGGATGAAGGTCGGCGGCAACATTCTCAAGTTGCTCGGCAACATTTTCAAGCTGAGCCTGCCGTCCGGAACCGGCCTGCTGGACAAGCTGGTGGAGTTCACCGGCTCCCTGGCTGAGTGGTCCGCCAGCTCTAAGGGCCAGAAGCAGATCACCCGGTTCTTCGAGTTCTTCCGGGATCTTCCGTACGGACAGATCCGGGACTTCTTCGTCCAGGCCGGCGAACTGTTCCTGATGATCCACGCAGGCAAGTGGGCTACCTCAAGCCCCCTGCACCTGATCCTGACGGCGTTGGGAGCACTGGCCGCCGCCCACCCGGCGGGGGCCACTCAGCTCCTGGCGGGCATTACCTCGACGGCGCAGAAGGTCATCGGGATCATGGCCGCGAACCCGGAGGCCACGTCGCTGCTGCTGGGTTTGCTGGCGGCGCACAAGCTGAAGAAAACTCTCGGTATCAGCCTGGCCATTCCGGGCCTGGCGAAGCTGAAAGACACCCTCACCAGCAAGTTCAAGATCCTCGACAAGTTCCTCGGCGGCGGCGCGAAAACCGCCACCATGACCGTCCACGCCGGTGTGGTCAACGTGTACGGCAAAGCCCTCGGCGGTGCACCCGGTGCAGCCCCCGGCGGCGCGAAGCCCGGCAAGTTGACCAACAGCGGCGCGGTGGTCGGCGGGGTCACTCTCGCTGCGGCTCTCGGCGCGTTCTTCGGCGGTGCTGGCTATGACAGCGGCCTCGCCGGGCAAGGGATCATCGACCAGTTCGCCCCGTTCATCAAAAACCCCACCCCGGAGAACGCACTTAAGGCTCTGGGGCCCGCTAGTCCGCTGTGGTGGGCAGGCTACGGCTGGGGTAAAGGCAACATGCCGGAGCCGCCCAAGCCTGCCGCCCCGTTCGGATACGGCATCGACGCGAAAGCCAAAGAGGAATCGGCGAAGAAGCGGCGAGCGGTTGAGGACATTGCCAAGCTTCACCAGGAACAGGGCCGCCTCAACATCCCGGGCGGTAAGCAGACGACCGCCTCGCTGGCGAAGAACCCGAGGTACCTGGAGTACGCAGCCGCGCGTAAGGAAGAGATCGCCAAGACCGCGCGGATCATCGAACTGAACGAGGGCGAGGCCGCCGCTAAGAGGCACATTCAGCAGGAGAACCGCAACACCGTCAACGTTCTGCGGAACTTGATGATCCAGTCGGGGCTTTCCGCTGATGAGGCGGAAAACCTGGCCTACCAGATGGCCGGTGTGGATCAGAAAACCGAGAAGGCTGCGGAGAAGGTCAGCAACTGGACCAGCAGGGTCATCGACGCGGCCCGGGAAGCCCGCGCCGCTGCGATCGACATCCAGGATCTGGGCTGGGGGATCGACAAGGCGACCGGCGAAAAGGTTCTCACCCTGCGGGTCAACGGTGAGGATCAGGTCTTCAAAAGCCTGGAGAAGGCTGTCGCCTACCAGTGGGTGTTGCGTACCGGCAAGGAACCCACTGAGGCGGCACTGAAACGCCAGCAGCAAGTCATGGACAAGGCCGGAAGGCCCGC